GTCGTAGGCCATCAGCTCGACGACTATCCGATCGCCCGCTGAGATGGCGAGACTTGAGAGCGTGTAGGATGAGAATGTGAATGTCTGAAGAGATCCGTTGGTTACATTTGCTTCCAGAGTCGATGTGGCCACCGCGTAGAGCGTTCCTCTCGAACCCGAGTCGTCTGCCTTCCAGACATAAATGAAGATGTGCGGGTTCATGTTGTGATTGGTATTGCCTTCGTTGTAATCGCATACCAGTGAAAATGTCCCGCTTATCGTTTGAGCTGCGAGAGGTGGCGAGATGAATGTCTTGACCCAGGCATAATGCGCCGCGCCGGTTTCCGTGACTGATGCTCCGATGGTCGCGTTCGATGCTCCCGGCGTTATCCCCATGTCGCAGGGATAGACGGTCGAGGACCCGTCCTGTCCGCCGCCCAATGTGCTGGCAAGCCACTGCGCGATTGTAGTGCCCGCCTGCTTCGCATTGGGCTTCGGCTCCGCTACCGTCGTATTGCGGAAGTATAGTCTTGTTGCCATCCATGCCTCGTTACCTCATCCTACGATCAGGTCGCTGCTGTGAACTTGATTTTCAGACCATCCACTTCTGCCTTCGTCAGCGTTGCAGCCTGCGCACCACTTGTCTTAGTTTGCTGAGTGGTATCGACATTCTTCACGAAGGTCACTGTTGCCAGAATCGTCTCATCTGCCTTTCTCAAGGTCGCGACGAATCCGATGTCTGCCGATGCCTTGCCATTGACTCTCAGCGTCACGCTGTTGCAGGACCCGTAGTCCGCAGGCGAATCATTCAATGCGACCGTGTCCACATTGGTATTTACCGTCGTGCTCAACTTGTCTGTCGCGCTCGGTGTATCGACATCCTCATTTATCTCGGTGTAATGCGCCGCCCCTGTCGATGTCCACTGCAGGGGTGTCAGATCTGCGTTCGGTCTTAGATCCACACTTGTCATCTGTTTTTCCTCCATGACCACTCATGACCGCCCGCGTGCTTCGCGGGCCTGATGCACATGTACTCGTCCCCATTGATCAGCCCGGTCGCCGTCGTCCCGCACCGTGGCGTCCGCATCACCTAGCTCGCCTCCCCCTTGATCACCGGGATCGTGATGCACCGCCCGTTCGGGTGCTCGTCCGGGACCTCCTCGATGTCGTAGATCTGTCCGTCCCGCGCCATGCACTCGTCGCAGGTCGCCTCGTCCGGCGTCGCGATCCACTTGACCTGCGATACCCCATAGCGCTTGTACCGGTCGACCGCCGTGTCCCTGAAGGCATTCATGGTCTCCGTGCGCGCGATCAGCTCGGCCCGCGCGCGGGGCAGGTCCGTCGCCTCCGTGATCCTGTTCCTGAGTTCCCTGATACTCTCGCCTTGCGCGATGCCCTGCACGAGTTCCCTCGAGATGACCTTCCTCGTGTCGGCAGTCAGTGACTCGATATTGTTCTCCACGCCCACCGCGAGGGCCTTCTGCACATCGAGCGGGGCCCCGGGCAGCAGCGTGCCGACCGTGACTATGCCCGACTGCTTCAGTGCCCGGTCCGTCCATTTGACCGTCCGCAGATAAGTGTCATTCAGCCACTTGGTCATCTTGTCCTTGGTGGCCTGGTTGAAGCCCTCCAGGTCCCGGTCGATCATGCGCTGGATCTGAATCGCGTCCGGCGCGGTCATCTCGCCAACGTCCCGCAAGATCCTCTTGACCGCCTCGTCGTAGTCGCGCAGGACCTCCGTCGCCCTGGAATCCTCTGTCGAGCGCAGGCCTGACGGATCGTCCTCGTCGAGCCAGTCCTCGATGTCCCAGTGGGCAATGGTCACTACGTGACCACTTGGTGAGAATGTCACCGCATCACCCCCGTTCGTTGGTTGTCGAAGTCGATGGGGTGAAAATCATGAGTTGCCCGCGGGCGAAACGAGACCGCCAGCAGAACACAACGGCTGATGCCGTAGGTCATCTCAGCGCCCTCCTCGCTTGCTCGTAGGCCATCTTGCGGGCGTGCGCCGTGGGCGCGACGGCACCAGGCACCAGCGGGTTTGGGCGTCCAGGAGTCCCCGCTATCACCCTCGGCTCAGTCTGTTGGACAGCGAGAGGCGTCTTGTGGATCCCGAGGTACGCGAGCTGCTCCTCCTGGGACAGCAGCCAGGTCGGGTTCATCGGGTTGATCCCGACGATCGCCTGCAAGGATTGCGCCTTCATCAGGTCGTTCTTCGGGTTCGGGTTGTTGAACACGAGCGCGACATCCCCGGCCTTCGCGCCGAGCTCCGGGAGAATCCTGTCGTCGATGAGTTGGTCCTGGTACTGCGAGGCGATCGTGAACTGGTCCGTGGCGACTGCATCGTAGAATGCGCCCATCGCGGTCTCGGACGACGCCTGCTGACTGCGTTGTCCCAGGCCAAAGAACGACTCAGGGATCCCAAGGGCGGCCGCAAGCTCCTGCAGAGCCCACATGCCGTAGTCCTGGACCTGCGTCAGGGCGCCCCTGTCGACCTCCGCGATCTTGGAGAGGGCGTTCATCACGAACTCGCTCTTCGGGTTCAGGTCTGTCGTCACGCCCTCCATCTGCGCGATGACATCAGAAGGGACCTGTCCGCCACTCGCGTCCTGAAGTTGGATGTTCCACTTCGGGTAGCCGTGTCTCCAGATCGAGTCCGCGGAGGCCTGCGAAATCTTGTCGTGCCATTCAATCTGCCGGGCGGCGCGCTCGATGAGACTCACACCCTGGCCGTCAGCGGTAGGGATGGGCGTGATCGATATCGCCTTGTCCATCGGCAGCTCGATGACTCGGATAGGGGCCAGCGTTCCCAGCTTGCCCATGACCTTCTGAGTGAACTGCTTGATGTTCCCGAACTCGTCGTCCTCGCGTACGAAATCCTTGCTCGAGCGCGTGACGAGACGCCAGGAACCGCCCTGCGTGTCCGCGATCTCGTGAATGCCCCAGTACATCAGGTAGCCGTCTCTCACGGCCATCTTGGCGTTCAGTTCCCAGTCGAGCGCGTCCAGGCGGTCCTCCACCTTGTCGACCATATTGGGGTCGTCGCCCACGAGCTTCCAGCCGTTCGTGAACATGGCCTGGACCTTGATGTCTATCCCCGTCGCAACGGGCCCGCCGGCGATGTATGTGTTCCAGAACTCGTTCTTCTTCTTCAGGACCTCGTTGGCGCCTGACATGAAACCCTTGTACGGCTTCGTCGACTCTGCGTTGACGGTGATGGTGCGCAGGGCGGGACGAGCAAACGCTGTTGGGGGGAGTTGTCCCGTCCTGCGACCTAAGATGAACTCGCCAATACGGCTCATGCTGTTTCCTCAAGTGAGATGATAGGAGGAAGGGACAACCGTCATCCGTAGACGCGGATGCGGAGTCGGACGCAAGCGCCTCTGTGCCCTCCTCACTACATCGTGTCGTCGAGGAGCATGCGTCCTTCACGTCTCAGCGAAGGTTTCTTAAAGAAACGGCGTTTCGGCGAGCGCTCGAAAAATGCATGTGTCGCGACGCAGGAAAACGAAATTCACCCGGTCTCCGCCCGCGGGGGACCTACTCTGCGCTTCGTTGAGAAACTATGCGGCCGTCCCGCGACCGGGGCGTCATCTATGTCGTGATGTTCATCGCCTGCTGTACGGCGAGACATAGGGCATTCCTGCCGGCTCGATCACGAGTCGGGCGACGGGCGATTTGTCGAGGGAGGTCGCAATCGCATAGCGCAACGCATCGAGGGCGTGGTCGAGGAACCCTGACAGCGGTTCGTCCCTGATCGAGCCTTCCTTCTGAGCCCAGCGATAGTTTCTGAGTTCTTTGATCATCCCTCTTGATTCTTCGGATACGATCAAGTGTTTCGACTTGACGCGGTCGATTCCGAGGCGTACGTCCTTGACTGATTTCTGAGCATTGAAGCCTTTGATCCTCGGGTCTATTCTTCCACGGCGGAGGTCTTCTATCCTTGCAGGTTCGGCGGAGTCGCAGTAGACTGGCGTAGTTGGCTGCATGCGATCGTCTGCGAATATCCTATAGAGTCTCATCATGAGATCGTCTTGTGTGAGTCCGCTGTCGTAGAGGTACTGATGAGCGTACCACTTGTTACCGACTTCCCATACGCCAATTACGGCTGTGGGATCGTTATAGCCGAAGTCGATGCCTACGCGGTCAGGTGGTCGCTGAAGGAGTTTGGGCCACTCTTCTCTCGGCATCTGTTCCCAGTTCCTACCTTCTTCGTAGATGAGGCCTTCGAGGTGCCCAGGTTCACCTAATGCATAGATGCGGTAGAAGTTCGGATCACGTTCGCGTCTTGCCTCGAGGCCTTCGATGTAATGCTGCTTGTTGTGCCAGTTGTCCTTATAGGTAGTTTGGAGGACGGCGAGGTTGGGGTCTCTGACGCCATGGAGGAAGGGGATGACGAAGCGTTGTATGAGCGGGTGGTGCTCGTCTATGGGGTTGAAGGTATAGATGAACTCCGGGTTCTTGGAGGTCCTGCCAATCCTGTTCTCAAGTTGCTTCAGGTTCTCATCATTGATCTCTGTCGCCTCATTGATGATCAGCCTGCAGATGTCGTCCAGGTACTTCGCCTTGCCCGGCTTGTCCGCGCTGATGAACCTGATGAGGTGCCCGTTCTGGAAGCGGACCTCGAACGGGACGGAGTAGGCTGCCTGGTATTGTATGCCCAGGCGCTCGAGCATGTCGATCATCGGGAGGAACATGGACATCTTGATGCCAGGGTAGGTCTCCATGATGATCAGCGTGCGTTGGTTCGGCTCGTTGAGTGCGCGTATAATGGCCCACTGCGTCGCGGCGTAGGTCTTCCCGCTCGAGGACCCTCCATAGAGCACCTTCATCCTGACTTGCTCGTTCCGTTGGAAGAAGTCTCGGAATGTGGGCAGCATCCGGATATTCAACTTGGTCATGGTTTGGTCTCTGACGTGTCATACACGATGTGGACCTCAGTGATGGTCTTCTCGTCGTCCTTCTTCTCGATCGGAACCTTATCCATGCCTAGCCATCTGCCGATCATCTCGTATGTATCCCTCAGCAAGCGGAGGTAACCACCTGCGATGGTAGGGTTGTCTTGATGCATCAGGTATTGTCTCCTGGTCTCGAAGGCGATCGATTGCACCTGTCCCATGGTGGTCTCTCTCGTGATCGCGATGACTGGTGTTCCATCCTGCGTGACGATCTCGGTTGTCAGTGCCTCCGCGGCAGTATCTCCGGAGAGCGTCAGCTGCGCCTTAGCCATCCTGACTATTGCCCCTGGAGCTCCTGGGTTCAGCTTGTGTCTCTTGATTATTCGACGGACGCACGGTTCGCTTAGCTTGAATCGCCGCGCGAGTGCTCTATAACTCGGTCTTGGCATCTCTGTCAGATAGGCGCGAAGAATCTCCTTCTCTTGTTCGGCGGTATATGACTTCTCGAAGGTCATGCCTCTCCCTCGCTTCCTCTTTCATGTCGCAGATGATAGGGTACTTCATTAAGATTCGGTGCCTCGCGACAGATCACGCCGCCGGCGAACTTGTGTTCCTTGACACAGTCCTTGAGCATCGCGGCGGCGTCTCGCAGCAGGTGCGGATTGTTGATGTTGCGATCCATCGATGCCTGTATGCGCCTTGCCAAGAGGTCCTCAGTGTTCATCGAGAAGGCACACGCGCGCGCGACGATGCTTTCGGTGAGCTCGGGGCACTCGCAGTACGTGCAGAGGTATCCGATGCAACGCGGCATCTTGAGATCCCCGCCGCCGGCGCCCATACATCCCTTGAAACAGTAGTCCTTGAGGAAGTGCGCGGCGACCTTTGCGACTACACCTGCATGATCAGCGTACTCCTCCCGGGTTGAGAGGTCGATGAGTATAGCCTTCATCGGAAGGATCTGTTGAAGGCAGTTGTAGCGCCAGAGACAGTTCCCACATCTCTCGAGGCCCTTCTCCACGAGCTTGCGCGCGCCGAAGGCGCCGAAATCCTTTGCGATCTGCCTAGCCCTTTCCAAGCTTCCCATATTGTTCCCTCACCGCCTTTCTCTTCTCGAGACCCTGCTTCGTGTAGTCGTATCCGGGGTAGTTCTCGATGAGCGTGCCGAGGTCCAAGGGATCCCGGTTCCACTCGAGTATGACTTTCAGACCGTCGTGTAGCCACAGTTCGAAGGGCGAGTGCAGCTTGCCCTGGACCGCCGCGGAGAGCGTGAGCATGTCGAGCTCCGTCTTTCGCTGAAGGAGAAGGCCTCCTCCAGGGGGCCATAGCTCCCCGACTGCTGCCAGCGCTTCTTCCTCCGTCCCACGCGCAGCCACTTCGAACGTCTGATCTATCCGCACTCCGCGCTCGTTGCGCAGGATCGTGATGGAGCAGAGCGGCGTCTGTGTTTCTTCGATGCCCTCTATGTAGTCATCTGGCGTCGTCATCTTCTGGTCTCCTGTAGTTCGTATATCCGAGTACGCCTGCCAATTGGAGAAGTGATTCGACGACGGCGGTGGCATGGTAGCTTATCCATGGATGCTTGCCCAAGCCCGCCGTGTCTACGATGTAGACCGGCTTTCCCATCTGATGCGCGTAGGCGATTTCCATCGTCGTGCCTATCATCTGATCGCGCGTGAGGACCGCCACGAGCCCATCGCAGTTCCTTATGGTCTCGACGTCGCGCTCCACTATGTCTTTCGCGTCCTCTTTCCAGGTCTCGGCGGTGCCCGTGTCTACCGAGAGGCTGCCTCCGCGGTGGATATCATAGAACGGGTTCACCAGGTCGATGCCGGTGACTTCCTCGAAAAGCAGCTCTCGTTCCCTGATGGCCTTACGGCTGTCCAGTGGATGTGCCAGATAGAGTCTCAAAGTGCCTCCTCCAAGTGATCATGTGAGCGCCTCTGCTCGTGTTCGCTTCTGGTTCGTTTGATTCACTTGTCGAAGGCTGCGGTCTCTGACGGCCTCTGTTTACTTGAAGGTTGATGATGGAGTGGCGGAAGTAACTGCAGGAGGTTCCATACCAAGCGCCCATTTCAATGCCATTCTGAAACCGAGGACATATCCCTGATCGTAATCTTTGTGCCCCGTCAGTTTGTCCCATGACTGCAGTTCCTCGTGCATCTGCTGCGGGGTCTTATGCTTTGAAGGGATTGTCTCCACCCAGATGGCATCACTCTGTTGTAGGTCGATGAAGTCATCCTCCACCAACGCCACCATGTTTCCATCCACGAGGGCCTTCACTTCCTCTTACCGTCCTTAGGTTTCATCATCTTCTCCAGGGACCTTCTAACGAGCGCGTGTTCGATCATCCAGTCGAGCCCGAGATTCTTGTTCAGCCAATCAGTTATGATGAATTGTACTACGCTCTCGAGAGTGTTTCCGAAGCCGGGCATCAGACTTGCGAGGGCATCGTACTCGGGCTCTCTCATATGCAGGTCAACTAAGAACGCGCCCATGCTTCTCACCATCCGTTCGTACGCATTCGAGATGCGCGCCGCACTTCCCGCAGTCGTATTCTATCACCTTCGGGACATGTCCCGGTAGGAAGATGAAGCAGGTCGGCGAGAACGCCCCGCATTTCGGGCAACGCGGCTTCGTCTTGCCTGTCATCGCTTCTTCCTCCTCGGGAGCAGCCGGAACGCGCAGAAGACCCCAGCCTTGTGAGTCCTGAAGAGCTTGTCTATGATCTCATCCGACAGAGCCATTCTCATCGAAGGCTGGACCAAGAGTATCACGAGCTTCTTGCGCCCGACCTTCGCCTCGATGGTCCGGACGGAGACGCGCTTCCCTTTTCGCTTGCTCGTCATCTCCGGCGCCCCCTTCGTTCCTTACGCTTCTCCACATCAATCTCTGCGTAGGATGAGACTGCGGAGAGCATCTTACTGATCTCAAAGGCATCACTGCAGCATTGCCGTACTGTGACGATGTAGTGGGTCATCAGAGCACCTCGTCAGTCCGTTCGAAAGAGTTGGGGCTCGCAAGGATTGGATGGGTTTCATTGATCACCTGGCTCGCAACTGGCAATGGGGGTTCAGTTTCCTTGTGGCTCACACCGACATGCTGGGGTTCAAGATATTCACGGTTCACAAAAGACCTATGGGTTTCACCGCGTGCTCGGTTCGCACCAAGCTCATGGGTTTCAGGGACGACGTGGCTCGCAATGTGGGAACGGGTTTCAGCTTCTTGATGGCTCGCAGTATGCGTTAAGGTTTCAGACCGGCCTTGGCTTCCACCAGCTTCAGGAACCTCCGGTGGGGGTTCGTAATCAGCATGATGGAGATGGACCATTGCATAAGGCCCGACCGTTGGTAGCCCATCGGCCTCGCGCCATTTGACCCAGAAATGAACTAGGAAACGCTTCTGCATGTACCTCATCGCCCGCGCATGTGCGTGCCCAGTCCCTTTGCTGACGCCCTTCTTCGTCTTCTTCCCCGCCCGCATCTCAATCTCTCCGGCGAGCTTGGCCATCTCGACGGGTCGGCGTCGATCATAGACTTCACGGTAATATGCGCCCTGCTTCACGAACTGCGTCCCGAACTTGTACACGATCATCTTGGCTTCGGGATTCCAGTTGCCAAGGATGCCTTTGCGCTTTCGCTGTCGGTCTTGTTTCGGGCTCGGCCGTTCGCATTGGCAGAACATCTCACTGGCGTTGCTCATGAATTTCTCGGGCCCGTCGTCCTTGACCAACTTCTTCTCGTACTGCTCTTGTAATCTCTCGGCGACGTGTTTGACGCGGGCGTCCTTCTGATCTGGCGGGAAGTAGAGCTTCTTGCATTGCTCGCACACCATCTCATTTCCATAGCCGCAATAGGCCACGAGTTTCGATGGATTGCTAAAGCCCGTCTTCTCCCAGGGTCTTGCGAGGACGCCGATGAGTTGACCTGCTAGAAGAAGATCGATTCCTCGCAGACCGACAAGCCATTTGTGAATGGGATATAACTTCACCGCCACCCTGACATCCTTCGCGACTGCCTCTTCGATTTCCATGAGTTTGGTCGCATACTCTCCGAGTCGGGAGGTCTTCTCCCTGCTCGCATTATGGCGGTTTGCCACCAACTCTCGAAGGTGTTGCACGTCCAAGAAGGTCGCAACCAAGTCCGGAAGCTCGCTTGCGATTACGGGAACTGCCTCAACGTCTTTCATGGGTTTCCCCTCCGGCGCTTGAAGACGATATCGCAGGAAGCTTCATTCTTGTTCTCCGTAATCAGCGTGCATTCACGGGTCATGTCGATGCCTTTGTTGACCAGATACTGCCGGACCTTGTTTGTCGCGGCATATGATAGCGCGTCTGGTTCTTTGATCCTTACAAACGCGCCCTTCGAATAGTTCTGATCGTGTTGCAATGGTAGTATGCTCACCGACACACCATCCAATTCCTTTCGTCTTCGTCGCCCCTCTGTGGTCTGTTGGTTGATGATGCACCCTGACTGTTCGAGGAATTTTCTCAATTCCCTGCTGGCTGTCCAATTGAGCGTTATGGTCGCCCCATTCTTGTTCTTGATCACGTACTGATTCCGTTCAATCTTCTCCGTCACAATCGATCCAATCCTAGGGCTCTCGAATTTCAGTTGCCTCTCTATCTTCGTCCTTGCTGGTTTCATTTTACTTCACTTCCTCCTTCTTGTCTTCTTGGTGAGCATGCTCACCTACAGAATTGATAGCTACGCCTTTTGTGACCACCGCGGCGGTGCCCGCGGCCGCGCCTTCCAAGGACGCGAACATCCGGCCTATTCTTTCGGTCGAATCCGCTTGATGCTCGTCCGATGTCTGGATGCCGAAGTTGAACCCGTCGGTATAGAACTCGTATATGTCCTCCGGGCTCTCTCGCTCGAGCAAGTATTCGTACGTTGGCGGCAGCTTCCCCATGTTGCGAACGATCTCCAGCCCGGACGTGCGCAGGGCTTCCATGTAGCCGGCGTTCCACAGGAGGACCTTGTGCATGATCATCTGCTCGTTCAACCCGCAACTCACTCCGTCGACGGTCCGCGTACGGATCACGAGACCGATGTCCTGTTGGAACTTATCCGCAAAGACTCGCGCCTCCTCCTTGTTGCGCACCAGGACGATGTCTGCCATTTCCAGCCCCTCACGAACTCTGCTGTTGCAGCTTCTTCGCCGCCTTTTCGTTCAGGAGCTTCACTATGATCTCGTCCGGCATGAACTCAACATACTTCACCGTGAACCCAGCCCGCTCCGCGAACCCTTCGACTTCCTGCAGGAATACCATAGGCCTCAACAACGGTCCGGGTGATGAAGGAACTACGACATTCAACGGCGGCACGGTGTAGGAGACCTGCGTGTGGTTAGGCGCGACCATCGTGCAAGTGCCCGTCTCATGGTCCGTGATCGGGATGGCGCCCGGCGGCCATGCCTTCTCCTTGGCCTTGCACGCCTTGACATGCCGTCCATGCACACGCGGGTCCACCAACCTGCCACAGACCGAACAGGGCAATTTGTCTGGCACTTTCCGCGCCTTCTTGGCCGACTTCGGGGGCTTAGGGGATACGTCCTCTTCACTGGCGGATTCGGACTTAGGGGATACAGAACCCTTGTCTGCGAGTTTGAAGAACGGACCGCGCCCGCTCTCGTCGCGCGTCCGGGTGAGCACAACTCTGCCTTCGCGCATCAGCCTTCCGCAGATGCGCGCGACATGGCAGCTCTTCGCATCCCCGCCAATCATGTCGGCGATCTTCTGCACTGAGATCGACAGGTCGCCGCCCTTCTCGAGGATCTCAACGATATTCGGTTCGAGCAGCCCGTCCATTGATATCACTCTCCTTCAAGCTTCTCGAGGAGGTCATTCACCGCGTCGTCCGTCTCGCCCTTCGCGATCTTCTCGCCCTTCTTCGGCCGGAGCTTCTGCCTAATGAGAGACTCGATGTCTCCCTCCTCCTCGGCCGCGTCGCGCGCGTCGTCGCGCATCGAGCAGGTGAACTTCTCCGACTCGTAGTCCTCTTTCACATAGCTGACCGGCGTCTTCTTGACCGTGACCGGGCTCACTGGTTTGTTGTGCAGATCAAGCTGCTTCGCTTTTCCCATCTCGTTATCCCTCCCTTCTCTTGTGGTTCACTCCTCGCCCACCTTGACCCAGAGCTTCTCCGTCGAGATCGTCTTGTAGATGATCTCCAGAGTCGGGCTCTTCTTGGTCGCCTTGTTCAGATGCTCGAGCACGTCCCGGAGCTCGTAGATATCGCCCCTGATGACGAGCCCTAGATGCGCCTTCAAATCTTCTCCTTCCTCAGTTCCCATCCTGTTCACCGTGTCTCCCTGATCAGATGAAATGAAAAGCGTATCCTGACGCCGGTCGCATCGCCTTCTTCCGCGAATCCCTTCTCCACGGTCAGCACATCTATCTGCGAGTCGTCGTCGTATACGATGCCCGTGAGCGCATCCCCGATCGCGCGCACGAGTTTGTCGAGGTCAGGGCGTTTGTTGTGCAACACGATAGACTTCGCCATCGAGACTGGTTTCCGAAAGAAGAACGCAAGATATAGTGTGACCGCGAACGACTTGCGACTTGCACATTGCAGCTGGTTCAACTCAGTGTATCGCTGCGCCTCGTAGCGCACGGCCTGTTCCCATGCCTTGAGATTCTTGTTCCCGTCCGTGATGATCACATGCCGGCCGCGAGGGAACCCCTTCATGTTGCCCTTGGCCTCGGGCTCTCCCATCACGCGGAACTCGTGAGTAGTCACTTCGCGGCCTCCTCGTTCGGCCATGGCGGTTCGCTGCTCTTGAACTTGGGTACTACTCGTAGGTTGCAACCGATCTCCTTCTCCGAAGAAAGGTCATAGAATCGGTCGAACTTCAGATATGCCGGGTCGATGTCGACCCCCATCTCCAGGAGATCCCAGCAGGGGCAAGGCCTTTCTCCCGTGCGCGAATGCAACCAGATCTCGAAAGTCTCATCCTTATAGACCCTCATCTCGTAATATCTGAAACCGCTGGCTACCAGGAGATCGCGCATCTCCACTTGCGCCGTGGACAGCTTATCCTTCTCGCTCTTGATTTCCATGACTGCAGGGTGTCCTTGAAATATCCCCAAGAACCGATCCGGCCAACCTTTTCGCAATCCTCCGCCGATTGCCGCGTCGGCAAGGTTTTCACTTAGCGACATCAGCCCCCTCCTCTAGCAGCCCTTCCTGGCGATCTTTCCGCAAATTTAGTGCTAGTAGTAGTAATCTTGACAATGTCTCGGAAAAAGAGACCCCCATGACCGCCTGCTCGTCCAAAACGGCGTTCCATATCGACATTGGCAGACTTACGCTCTTGCTAACGACGATGTCGTTCTTTCGTGGTCTTCCCATCTAATTCACTTCCAGTCGCTTACTACTACTACTACTACTACTAGCAAGGAAACTCTTCTCATCTCTCCCTGTGGGCTTGTTAGTAATACTATCGACAATTAACCCCCTGGCTATTTGAACTCCGTTTTCGCTATTTTTCGCATCGCCGGGAAGCGTTTCCGGGGCATCCTCCGCGCGGATGTCCGCCAAGCGTAGCTGCCCCTCGGCCGTGCCTCGTCTCAACGCCTTGAGCTCCGCTTCGCGGCACGCGATGAAGTCGAGCTGCTTGGTCGCGATGTCAAGGACCCGGAGGGCGAACTTCGGCTCCGGATACCTCTTCTGTTTGCAGTACTCGACCGTCCTCTCCGCCTGCTGCTTGAGCTCGATGAAAGTGAGGTTGTCTCGACGCACGGTCCGTAGATAGATCTTCATGGCGGCGGTGCGGATGCGGTCCTTCCGCTCCTGCACGGTCACGGTGCATCACCTTCTTTCCATTCGCCGGGGGCCTCTTCTTTGTAGCACAAGATGCAAATCCGCCTGCCCCACGAAGTGACGAACCAGTGGTGGTCGCACTTATGCTCGGTCATGCACTCGCCCCCCTGTTCTTCCGCTTTCGTGCTTGCTATGAATCTCGCCTGACTTGATCAGATGGCGAACCCGCCGCGCGATGAGATGTTCAGGCACATTGAGAATCGACGCGATATCCTTGTAGCCATGCATTGAGCGAAGTTTCTTGATGTCGTGGTCGAGGGCGTGGGGGTCATCGCCGACGACCCAGGTGTACTTCGCTTCCGGGTCGTTGACGCCGTCGAGCCGGCGATCCTCGGAGCTGATCATGTCTTCCACCCCGGAGGGCAGGTCATATCGACCTTGTGGACCTTGACCCATGCGCCGTCTGTCTGCGCGCAGGTGATGTCCCAGATCGGGTACGGGAGTCGCGAACCCGCGAGCTTGGCGACCATCCTGGAGCGTATCCTGAAGTTCTCGGTCAGCCGACCCGTGTTCGCGACGAGCTTCTTCAGGTACAGTCCTTCGATCTCCTTGAGCGTCGGCGCCTTCACGACGAGGGACTCGAGGACGCCGTTCTTGGCGAAGAAGATGTGCGCGCAGAATCGAGGCTCGCTTGCGGGCATCATCGCGGCTTCCCCCTGGTCGCGCCTTCCGTGATGAGGGATGCAAGCTTGAGGCAGTTCTGCGTGCTGTACATCTTGCACGCATAATCGGCGAGCGCGTGCAGGTCGTGGAGGTCCTTGGGGCTCATCGATTCGGGCAACACATAGATCCGCCGCTTCTGGAACCACTGAGTTCCGTCAGCCAGGGACACATGCGACTTGCGCCACTCGATCTTGCCGGCCCGGATCAGCTTCCGCACGTCCGTGCTGACATGTGCGCGGGATATTCCCAACTCCTGCGCCATGCCGTCTTCAGTCAGGATGTACGGCGCGTCGAAGTCGGTCACGCGGCGCGAATGGATCGTGATGATGCCCAGAATCTGTTCCTGCACCGTGGCTATCCTTCCCATCTCGCCGACGGCGTCACCGAGGAAGTTCTCGCCGATGATGTTCATAGGGCAGCCTCCTTCAGAAGACGCACGTACAGCTTCCGTTGAACCCACCGGAACACCGGCCGATGGAACCAATGTATCAGGCCTGGCTTCATCCGCCAGCCAAGCACAGGCAGTTTGTAGCCGACGCCCAGATCACATGCCATGCACCAGGGCGTGCAGTAGGCCCAGCTCGCGATGCTGAACGTGCTTAGCCATATCTTCGCCTGATCGAACTGCTCGAACTTCGGCAGCTCGTATTCGTATCCACATCTCTGGCACTTGCAGCGCTCCATTTCGATAGTCATCTCTTGATCCCTTCCCTTTCCTCGATGAGTGATTCGTAGAGTCCGAGGCGCGCGGAGACCACGGCCGTCGCCTCGGCGTAGAGCTTCTTCACCTGCGGGTAGTGGTCTAAGAAATCGAGTCGGAGCTCCACGCTGCTGATCAGTTGCCGGGCTTCGTCCGCCCGGATCCGGAGCTCCTCGAGATCCATGCTATGAGGATCTCTCCTTTCCCCCATCCCTTCCGACAAGGTCCTTCCCTTCCTATTTGCTCGGCGCGTTGTTCAGCGCGTCGTAAGACGCCTTATGTTTCCCGGCGACATCGATCGCGTTCTTCACGCACTCCTCCCGGTCCTCGGCCATCGGGTCGATATAGACCTTGACGATCACGCCCTTCGGCGTGAACTCGATGCTGCTCTGCCTGTCCGTCAGCTTGTTCACAATCAGTTCGATTGGTTCCGTTCTTGTCACCTCCTCACAGACTGGTTGCATTCCCCTCTCCCATCGAACGCCCGTACGGCTCGACGACGACCCACGAATTGATAGCGCGCGGGCAGCTCGGCTCGCTGCACAGGAAGATATGATTTACCTGCCCGGCCCTCATTCTCCAATCGTTTCGGAATCCGGGAGCTCCGCAATCGGGGCACTTCGATTCGATCATGCGGAGGACCTCCTTGCTGCGCATGTCGGGCAGATGATGACATCACCTGCTGTGATCGCACCGCAGGATACGCAGGAGGCCTCGTCTTTCAGCTTCCTGAAGAGCTCGTCGACGAAGATCGGCTGCTCCGTTCTTTGCTTGAACATCCTGAGCGGCGGGCGTTCATGGAGAGGTGCCACCTGATGCCCGAATTCCGTCGGGTTGTAATAGCACTCGAGTACCCTCGAGATCTTGCACCGCTCATCGGAGCTCAGGTGCTCGCACTTGTAACACGGATGCATCTGCTTCTTCAGCATGCTGAGGCCTCCGTAGACCTGTGGGCGTTCTTCTTGCGCTTGATCAGCTCCGCGAACAACTTGTCGATCTGATCCTTGGTGAGAATCTTCTCGGGCTTGATGTAGGGGCACGGGAGCTTCTCGGCGAGACCTTGGAGTCTGCAGATGAGCGGCCGGACGGGATAGATCATGCATCTGTCGTTCTCGACATAGGGGCACGTGACGCCGGAGTAATCCCCGCTCACGACCGCCTTCAGAATGTCGGCGGGGGTGATGCATTGCGATTTGTATTCCATCGCGTGCTCTTTCAGGTAACTCCTGATATTCGTATCTTCCACATCGGACCATTGGATCGGGCCGCAACACTCCGAACAGTGTTCTTTGCAGGTGAAAGGTGGGACTTTCGCATACAGCCTTTCAAGGCGTGCTATCAAGTGTTTCCCTCCATAGATCCGCGAACCCACTTCCTTGCCTCTCTCCTGGCGCGCCTTCTGCCCTCGCCGTTCGCCATGAGTCTGGCGACGTATCGCTGGCGAATCGTGGCGACGGAGGCCTTCTCCTCCTGGTTCATGCGGTGTTCGCCTCCTTCGCCGGCGCCGCGACCGGATGCGGCAGGGCGACCTCGGCGAACGATCTCAGGTTGATCATAGTCTGGATGTTCTTGATGGACTCGGCCTCGTCTCGGCTGTTGACATAGACCTTGATCCGTCCGTTCGCCGGTCCGAACTCGATGCTGTCCTTGCGCTCCTCGAGCTCGAGTAGTCTCTGCAGGAGCACGGCGGAAGTATCAGTGCTCATGCCTTGGCCTCCTGCGGGGTCATGGGCACGATCTTGCCGTCGAAGTTCAGGAAGATCCTGCACTCGAAACATGCCTGGTACTTCCTGATGCGCACCTTTCCGGTCTTCGGGTTCGTCTTCTCGGTCTCGGCATCGAGATCCGTGTTGCCGCAGCCTACCGTCGGGCACTTGTTCCATCGGAGCTTGGTGCGGTCATACGCCGGTTCGCCTTCGATCATCGACGGCGCGGGCTGCTCGTCTTTGACCGGCGGGGCAGCCGGCGTAGTTGGTTGCGATGCAGGAGGCGCATGCGCCGGTATCGGAGCCGGCTTGCTCGTCGGTGGCGTGACAGGAGTCTCTGCAGACGGTTTAGAAGGCCCTACCGGAGTCTGTGCGGGCACTGAGTCTTTGGGCGCTAGGAAAGGCCAAACCTTGTCGATCGTGATCATGACGCCGTTGATGGCGCGCACACGGGCATGTTCGTCCTTGATGAACGCGAATTGCGTCCAAGCGTGGCCATATATCACGCGGATGTCGTCGACTACGATCTTGCGGGCTTCTTGTGGTTCCATGGATTCACTTTCCTTTCGTTGATGAGAGTGGAGGCCTCGGAGAAGTGAAGGCGCGGGGTGCGCGCCAACCTGTTTTGAATCCGAGTCCTCCATGTTAGCGAGTGAAAGAAGAATTGGTAGAGGGCCCGGACTTGGTGGTTCGACGATTGATCAACATGGCCTACTGCGTCAACGATGTCCGGGTCCCCATGATGGGTGGGCGACTGGTGTGGGGTACACTGAACGGAGTGAATGAATCGCAGCCTCCGACCCGATCGCCCATGATGGAATGAGAAGGATTGCGTCGGGTGGAGTCGCACCACCTCCACGAGCTCATGAGGCTCGGATGCTGCTGGTACACCACGACGCAACGGTGTACACGACGGTATATACCGAGGTGTATACACTGTATGCAATACATGCAAGGAGGACGTCATAGGAGGTCCTCCGCGAGCACGAGCCAATCATCATTGAGAAGCTGCGCTAGGTAGATCTCGTACCGATCAAGCGGCTTTTCGTACGCAGGGAAACTTAGCCAGCGCAGAGGATGGAGCGAAGCAGTTATTACCTTCACCGGAGAACTGGCGTCTTCGCGAACGTACAGTTTTCGGGTATTCGGACCATCTCCATGACCTTCCGCATGTCGCTCACGTTCAGCCCCAGATAGAGCCTCGTCATATCGATGCTCGAGTGTCCCATGAGCTCTGAGATCACGGTTATATTCGCGCCCGCGAGGAACCAATTCCGGCCGCATGTCCTCCGCAGATCGTGGTGCGAGATCCTCTTCCCGAAGACCTCTGAGAACTCCTCGAGTTCGCGGTTCGAAGTCGAGAGTCCGATGCCGAACAGAAGGGCCTTCTCGTCTTGGTCCAAGGACGTCAGATATTCCGTGAGCACCGGAACCATGTCCTTGTGGATTGGGACTGACCGTTCCTTGTGCCCCTTCCCCTGGACCCGGATCTCTCCTCGAGCTAGACCATCGAGGACATCCCGGATCGTCAAGCGCAAGACCTCGATCCTCCTCAGAGCCATCAGGAGCTCCAGACCGATGATCACGCGCTGCCTCGGATTCATTGGCGTGCAGAAGACCTGTTCCGTCTCCTCCGGAGTCAACCATCGAACCCGTGTCCTCGCGGACCCGCGAATCCTGACCTTGAGCCCGAGCACCGTCGGGTTCTCGAAGCAGATCAGGAAGCCACGGAGCACCGCCCACACGAATCTCTGATAGGCTGCGCTCTTCTGTTTGAACTGGTCCAGGAAGCCCTGCACGAGCTCCCGGTTGATCTTGCCCACAGACTTCACTCCTCGAGTCTCGCTGAACACCAGGAACATCATAAGGACGTTTCGCGTCTTCATGATATACTCTCGGGTGAGACTCTCCTCCTCCATTTGTCTCAGACGCTGGCCAATCTCCCGACGCATCCGGGAGTTGTCGTACATCGTCCGAACCCCCCATGACCTTGAGGGCTATATCAGAATCGCTGACAGATTGACCATGAGAATACAATGCTGCTTCCCGTTCGTTTGCTTCAAGCACCCCGAGGCCTTCCTTCACTTTAGTTGAGAACGGTATGATTCTGAGAGGTATTTATACCTTCTTTGATGCCTTTACCTAAGAAGGTATTTGACTGGCTATATATAAATGCAAACGTATATTTGCCTGACCGCGAATGCGATGTTGATGCAGCTCGTGTTCAGAGACCTAGAAAGCTATACAGCATCCGTCGCGGCGCTGATCTATCTCCGACGAAAGGCCTTGGGAAAGGCCTACAAGAACGAGATCGAATACGAGATGCATATCCAGGCTAACACGGCGACGCGCACCCTGGATTTTCTCCGTAACATCAAGTTAGTGCAGGTTGTGGAACCCACAACAGATGAGAAGATCCCGAATGTTCGGCATTTATACATGCTGACAGATAACGGCCGCCGAGTCGCCGACATCCTGCATCGGGCGGAATGCGCCCTCGCGGAAGAGAGAAAGGCCGGGACTATCCCAACCGAACTCGAAGGGTGAGAGTTATGCTGACTGAATGTCGAAAATGTGGCCACGCGAATGCGTCCGCGATGGGATATTGCGGCAATTGCGGGACTCAGTTCGATGGCAATGAAAAGAAGATTGAGGAGCCGAGGGTTTATTCGCACACCGTGGCGGAACAGGCGCCGTTCGAGGAGCGCGGGCGGATCTCATTGTTGCTGTATCTGGGCGCGGGGATAATCGCGTTCAGCGGCGTGATGTATGCGGCTACAATCAATTCGACGGTGCTGTGGGGCTTTCTCCCCAACTACAGTTACTATGCGCAGGCGATCGGCGTGATCGGGTTCGCAATCGCTTTGGTAGGTCTTGCACGCCAAGCCAGACGGATGATCGAGTAGACCTAAGCTGCCTTCGTCGAGAAGTCCACGATCAGGCGTTGCGTCTTCCACTTGTAGAAAGATTCGTTTCGCAGACCGCTGACCAAGTCATAGTATAGGAGCGGGGTGCCATCTGCGGCAAAGAGCCCGAGCTCTGTGATCGGCGTGCCGTCGATCGTGAACCCGTTGCCTGCCTCGAACTCAGCATGGTAGATATAGAGATTCAGATCGGAATTGCCAGAATAGTCCGCCGAACGATAGAGAGCGCAAAGTACGGGCCATGCGGAGAGTTGATTGAAACTAGCATCCATGAACGCCATGTAGACGGGTGTCGTGATGAAAGCGGTATTCACATGACAAGCGAAGTAGAGATTGACCGCCGTGCCAACCTCGGCAATGAAGGCCTCTGTCCGGTCGGTCTTGAGGAAGGTCTTGCTCGGGCGGTTCTCGATGTTGGACCAGATGTTGCTCAGAGTGATCTCGGTCTCGTTTTCATGCACTACGATGCCGCGGACCTTGAATAACTCCTGGAAGATCCCCAAGGGACTGATCGTGAGCCCGACGATCTTCCCGCTGCCGAAGGATCCGCTGCCCCAGGTGATGTCGAACAGATCCGGGTAGACGCCGCTCACGCGGATGGTCCCTTCCCAGGTGTTGCGCCGGTAGGAGTCGATTGCTGCATAGCCTCGTCTGAAACCATCGGTCAAGGTGACGATGTTCTGATCCGAGATCTTCTCCATGTTCGTGAAGTCTTCCATCTGCGTGGCGAAAGAAGTCCCGCCTGCAAGGGCCTTATCGGAAACGGTGAGCACGATCGGATTCCCATTTGCATCCTTGCCACCGATTATTCTGATGGTCGCCGGACGCACATCCGTCTGTTTGACGAGACCTGTGTAGTCGATGATCCGATGTTCGTTATCCACGACACCATCTGTTCCATAATTGAAGGTGAAGGCAGCGGGCGTGTCACCGAGGCTCAATCGTTTCCCCCAGCCGATGTATTGAACTCCGGAGATCTCTTGATGTGCGAAGGCGTGCTGATATCCAGACCAGGACCCGGATGTCTCCCAGACATCGGCGAGTTCCTTGAAGCAGTCGATGAGCTTCTTCCCAACTGTGTTGTAAGTGTTGAACGTGATCAGCTGATTACCACTCGTCCAGGAATAGATATCACCAACCAGACCTGCAAGAGCATCGCAGATGTTCTGATGGGTGATGGTGTTGTAGTAGTAGGAGACATTCCCGCGGTAGAGAGTGTAATAAGTATCTACCGTCGTAATCGGAATGTCATTGCTTGCGAAGAGGATGCGGTCATTCGGTGCATCGAACATATACTTGTCTGGCGGGACTTCGTCGTAGTTCGTGAAGTCGAATCGAAGGTTCATGTTCCTGTCGGCAATCGATTCGGTCCAGGTCCCTCCGGTGACTTTCTTGTACCAGTAGCGGTCGGTGAACGGGTTGGCCGCAACGCCGGCGTGGAAGACGATCGCGACCAGGTCTCCGATGATTGTAGCATCGCATTTCCAGACGACCCAGTACTTCGTTGCCCTTTTCAATTGAACTGGCTCGGAAGCAGCATTCGTGAAATCTACCAGTACTGCTGTGTTGATATTCGTGCCGAGCCCCACATCATAGTCATGGTAGGCGATATCCACGCCGGTCGGCACACCATCATTGTCTCCCTGAATGGCACAATGGATATTTCCTGAAGTAGTTATGTTGACGCTCTGATAGTGATACTGCAATCCGATCAATGCGTCGCCCTGACTCATGAACGCCTGCGCATCGGTCCAGAAATCGACCGTATCCCAGAGAGGATCGAGATAGGTTCCGGTCCCACTGAGAGAAATCCGAATATCCGTGGTTGCAAAGCCGACCCGGACCATAGGAAGGGTGATGTCTGGTTCAGTTATTCCGGTGATTGCGCGCAGTCCAGCCGAATCGATATAAGGCTTGATCATGAGATCTCTGTAGTTTGAGAAGACCGTCTTGTTGTTTTCGCGATTGAATTTTTGGAGATAGTCGGCCGCGATGACCTGCAACATTCCGCCTGCCATTGGCCGCATTTCCGTGATCTTCCCGTAGAAGACCTGCGTCTTGGTCCCTGTGGAAGTGGGATAGACGGAATATCTAACATAATCTCCCATCTGCAGTGCGCCCGTGACGCTGTTCGACCAAAGAGCGCAGGAAGAACTGAGCAGATTCTCCGCGGCGACAATTGATGCGTTGTCGAGCGTGAGGGTCACGTTCGAGACGTTGTTCTCATCGTGTTCAAACGGTCGTGCCATGATGCCGCCGCCGATCGTGGCATCCGCCGTGGCCTTCGAAAGGGTGATGGTTCCTGCCGTACCCTTGCGATACAGGATCACTTCGTAGCCGGTGTCGTCGGTCATTGGTCCTCGATAAGAGTTATGGAGAAAGCCACGAACAGACTGCCCGGTTTAGGATCGAAACGCGGCTTGCCATCAAAGCGAAGTTTGGGAAAGTGGTGGCGCCTCGTATAGAGACCAAGACGCTGATTCGATTCCTGGAGCAATCTGATTGTGAGAAAATCCCAGCTATCCAATGGTATGTAGCCAGTGATCGTTATGGCGCCAGCATGACTCCCGCGCTGATAGACCCGCGAAGTTGACCGCCCATCTATTGGGTGCTCTATGACGATCGGATCCCGTGCCATCGGCTGTACCGTCAGGATCCAAGAACTAGTACTGTCGGTCGGGTCGTTGAACGAGACGCCGAGCAGCGCACCTCCACTCGTCGGCCCGGTCCCCAACCACCATCGATTGCCACGCATCTCGATATAGTCGAAGTTGAGAACTCTGGCATCGAAGCCGGGAATTCCGTATGCTACCATGTCCCAAGGATGTGCGGGGTTTAGTGATGCGGATTTCAAGAGTCTCGGGGACGCGGCGGTTCCGTTCGATGAAACCGAATTGGTGCTCTGAGTGCCGATTACGAATGCTGAAGTGGCCGAATCCGTGAAAGTGAAGTCGGCGTTGAAAATGACACCGCCTCCATTCAGTTCGAGTCTGTCCATCTGCCATGCTATGGGGACAGTGACTATGTGGCCCGTATCGACCATACCGGTGTCGTTGACTCCGGGCGCTACGCCGCCGATCCATGTAGTCGAAGTTTGCACATTTCCCGTCTGAGCCGAATGAATCGTTGCCATCAGAGCCCTCCCATCGCCGCGAAAGCATCGCCTGAAACGCTCCTATACTGCGTCTGTGAAGCGGCAGAAGTGAAAGTCAGATTCTGAATTACATTCGTCGTCGAGGAGCTGTGTCCTCTCTGCGAGAGCAGGGCGGCGCTCGCCCCGACTGCAACGCCGATCCCGGCGGCAATCAGGCCGATGCTCAGAGGGTTCTTCAGCACCGTGAGGTAGCTTTCCACAGCTGCTAGATTGACCGATGCAACGGTGACCATGTCTATAACGGCTCCGATGCCCTTCCAGAACATGAACGCCCCATAGACCATCTCCGCCGCGAGACGGACCTTGTCCAAGTCCTTCGCCAACTGACCGTGGACGATGCCCAGCCCTTCCGCCCCACTGATCAGTCTCGTCATTCCCATGTAGGTTGCGTGAACCGCTCCGAGAGTCTTCAAGAAGGCGATGCTCTGCGAGTCGATGCTCTGGGTAGTGCTCCTTACCGAAGTGCCAAGCTTCTCTTGAGACCCGGCGAGGGCATTGGAGGTCGCGCTGACATTGTCGACCATGGTCCAGGTGAACTGTACTTCCCCGGTCGCGTCGGCCATCAACCCATCTCCTTCTTGTCGCATATCCTGAAAGTCAGTGTCATCTCTCCCGCCCTGATGTTGAAGCGCGCTCGGAGGAACTCACGAAGTGGGAAGACGAAGTAGTATCCGCTCTTGTTCAGCTTCCAGATCCGGGGAAGCGACCCGATGCTCGAGCTTCGATTGACCCAGGCTCCTCCGGTCAATGGCTCATCCCCCTGCCCCTGCGATCTCTCCGGCCATCTGCCTGCGTCCTTGGCTCGTGCCCCAATCGATGTCAAAATGAAGATTACTCGGCTGCTTGAACGCTTCGTATACGATACCGGCCGCGACCCCCGCGGACGCGATCGCCCACCAATTCTGCGCGACCGCTGCAGCGACGGTCTCGGCTGCGGCCTCGATCTCCTTCCAGGCAACCTTCGCGGCGATGATTCCACGGTAGAGGTTGTATGTCGCATAAGCCATGCTCATCGCGTAGGCACCCTTCTGGAGTGCTCCCATGACACCGTGCATTTGCGGGAACATCAGCCCGAGTTGCGCTGCTCCGCTCATACCCATCATGATGGCCCGGTCCATCGACCTGAACGCGCGAGTCGACTGCCGGTACATGTCGACCATCTTGAGGTCGGTCTCTTGAAGTCCGATGATCGCCCGCTTCTCGGATGATTCATATTCCTGGTAGCTCGCGCTCACCACGCTCGCGTTTGTCGTCAGGGTGAATACGAACTCATCATCCATTCTCTGCCTTCTTCTTCTCGTCTGCGAGGACGTTCAGCAGCGCAACTGCGACCTGGGCGGGCATCTTCTCGACGGACATGTCTTCATCGAACAGCTTGATCCCGAATGCCTTGGAGATTGCTAGTGCTGCGGTGTCTATCTTCCCGTCGGGCGCTGCGTTCGAGAGCAGCTTGAGGGCTTCGAGCAGCTCGAGCCTCTCCTGCGGGACCATCTCGAACAACAGGTGACTGAGGTCCATGGAGCCCTCGAGCTTGGGCTCTATGAAGCAGCAGACGGCGAACTCCTGCGCATAGGGCGTCAGGGTCTTCTTCGCGTCTTGCAGCTGTTCCATCTGCGCAGCCTCGAGGGACCCGCCGGCGGTGAGGATCTCTCGGAGAGGCGCCGAGGTCCGAATGGCCTGCTCGTATTCAGGGTGCTTCTCCGTGAGCTCGAGCTGCTTGTCCTCGTAGTCGAACAGCGTGAGCCGCCTGAGATACATGGTCCCCAAGGAGCATTCGAACTTGAACTGGGTCTCGTGCATCTTGCGGATCTTCTTCATCGAGATCTTCTTCTCGTTCGGTATGTCGGGAAGCGTCCCGACAATTTCGAAGAGCGGCATTTACACCACCGTCAAACCCGCGGGAAACAGGATCTTGACCGTCTCTTCGTTCGGGCCGTCCTGCTTATAGTCCGGGAAGTCGTCCGCCTTGAAGATGCCGTTTGCCAGGTTGATGTACTGATACCCGTTCGGGGAAGTGAGGTCGATCGGGATTTTCACCGCCGTGACCGGTAGGCCTGAGCGTTTCGCATTCTGCCATATCTGATCTCTTGCAGGCAACGTGAGCTCGAGCATGATCTCACGCTTCCCTTCTTCGATCGTGTTCGGAACGGGATAGTAACTCATGACCGCGGTATCGGCGGCTTGAATGACACCAGGCATCGGTTCGAGCTTGTTGTCAATCGTCAGTTTCCACTTCCTCGGCTGCCAATTGGTCAGCCCACCGCCGTTCAGATTGTATTGCATGATGCCGCTCCAGGTGAGAGGATTCGCGGAAGCGGGGGCAGATGGATCCGCGCCCACCGTCACATTCTGCAATCCGACGAATGCCTTGGTCGTGGACGATTGAATCATCCGCGCCATCACGGTCGCGTCGAATGTTAGTATCTTCCCGGGGTCGGTCCCGCCTATCTCGAGCTTGCTGATCTTGCATCCGTTGTAGAGGATGTAGTCGTGCACCGTCGACCCGGTCACTTCCTGGATGTCCACCACGCTTGAGAACGATGGCAGATGATCAGTAAGGGCCTGCGCTGCGCCGAATGCGTTGACACTGAAGAAGTCAGTCCACTTGTATGCGGGTGATGCGCTGTAGATCCTCGAGACGCCTTTGAGAGTGTACCCGACCTTGAAGGGTCCTCGAGTCGAAGTCTGGAAGCCGCGGTCTCCGCCGATGTACTGCGGCTGAACATCCAGATTGCTATCGTCCTTGAGGCCGTAGTATTCCGATGCCCATCCGAGCGCACTAGTCGGTGTCGTCCCGTATGCTGTCTCCGCTATCCACATGAGTCGTCTCAGCTCGCCCGTCGTGATTACAGTTGTTCTGACCACTATCCCACCACCTTGATGATCTTGAAATTGCAGAAGAAGTTGAATCGCTGGACCTCATCCTTCCCCATGAGTTGCGGGGATTGCAGGGCGTCTATCCGCTTGTAGAAGATACCATTGATCGTGAGGTCCGTCGCCTGATGGAGCTTCTTGAAGGCTGCGTAGCATAGGTCGTAGCCCGTCACATAGTCCTTCGACCGGGTGCGGACCTGCACCCTCGGGAACTCGAGCGGGACGATCAAGTCCGCCTGATCTCCGCCATAGGGATACACACAGAGCACAGTATCGATCTCTTCCGGCATCTGTCCGGCGAAGATCGTGGTCCTCCAGGTGCCGACCCCTTGTTGATGCAGATACTCGGCGATGTCGACCGCCACCTCGTTCGTCATCCTGCCTCCAGCGACTGCTCGACCGCGTCGACGAGCTCCTTCGGGAACGTTTGCAGATGCCTCATCAGAGGATCCTCGAGAAACTTCGCCTTTCCAACCTTGTGATATGCCTCGAGGTTCTCGTGGACATAGATCGCATAGTTCTTGTGAAATCCCAGCGTGATGCTGATCATGCCGTCCGCGACCTGCGCGGGTTCGACAAGAAGACTCCCCCTCAGCTGTCCAGTCTTCACCGGCGTCTCCTCTTGCGCCTCGCCTCCGATCTGCCCGAACTCCTCGTCGCACTTTCGCGCTACAATGCTAGGATAGTTCAGAGCGAACGCGCGGATATGCCTCATGAGCTCGCTCGGCGATTTGACCTCGATCGTTATCACGCCTTACCTCCAGTGCTCGATGATCCAAGGTACGGCGATCACTCCGACAGTGACTGCGGCAGCCATCAGAGCGAAGTACACGCCGTACTTGGTGATCGTGGTTTCCGCGTCATCCATGCGGCTGGTCAATCCCGGGTTCCGCTCGTCACCGTCGATCGTCTTCGTCAGTGTTTCGACCTTCGTTTCCGAGACGGCAATCTTCGTGCAGAGAGTGTTGAGCTTCGAGAGTATCTCGGCATGCTCCTGCTTGTTCTCCTTGCGCACCGTCTCGATTGCGAATGTCAGTCCGCGTATGTCCTCTATGATCATCACCTCGAGGGAAATCGGATAAGAGGTTTAGTTCATGGATTCGTTGCCATGAGGCGCTGTTCCAGGACGCTCGCAGGCACGAGTAGAGCGAGTACCAGGGCCATCCAGCTGGCGAAGTTGACAACTCCATCAGTATAGAGGACCACCGCGCCTGTCACGACACTCAGGGCTGCAAGCGGAGTGCTCAGCAGCAGATGGTCGCGCAGTTTGTTCACATCGCTGTCGGTAGGCGGCATGAGCCATATACCGACGCTCGCCGTCAGGGCCGCGCCGAGAGCGAGTCCTATCTCGATCAGCTGTCCCTGAGTCGCGCTATACAGGAATGCCACTATGACCAGCAGCACTGCGAGTATGCGCATCGCCAGACTCTTCTCCATTTTACATCACCACTTTCTTGTACAGGATCTTCCCGTCCATCGTATGCTCGTGGTCGAAGATGCCGTGGATCTCCGTGATGCCTCCGACCTCCTGGGCCACTATCTTGTCCATCTGCGCGATCGTGTCCGCGGCGTCCAGGTAGACCTCGGTCGTCTGAATCGTCGCAATCTCTCCGTCCGGCTTGAACGTCCTCTTGACCTTGTGCAGCACGCGACAAGACGCTACTCGAGGCGCGCTGTATGTCGGCTGTCCCATCGAGTCCGCCGCCAGGTAGGGATAGATCGCGCAGGTATCCCCGAACGAATTGCTGATCATCTCGTGTCCCGGGGCGATCGTCATATTCCCTTCCCGCTCCTGAGGTGCCTCATGTACATGTCCCTCTTGCTCGAGGCGTTCGTCTTGACCGTCATCTGTAGGGCGTTCTCGGCCAACTTCATCCACTGGTCGATCGCTGCCTGCGTATCGGATTGGACGCTCACGGATCCCGAGGTGAGATTCGCTGGCTTGATGCCCATCGCATCCAACGTCCTCCACACATTCACGAGAGTCATGTACTGCAGGGCAGCATCGTACGCGGTCCCACCTGTGCCCACGCCTTGAGCTGTGCAGTATCCGGCACAGTAGTCGGTCGCGATGAGCAGGCATTCCGTGAGAGCAATATCGCTGATCGCTGTCGTCGATAATCCCGTCATGGCCCGCAGATCTGCTATCGTGATTGTCATCGCTTCACCTGTTGTTGGGGCTGTGGGTCGGGCCCGTATGATCGCCCGGCTTGAGATCTCTCACGTCGACGACCATGCCGACCTCGTATCTTCCGCCGTCAGGCTGGAGAGGCACTCTATAGAGGTCGGGATTCAGAGTCTTCCCATCGGAGACCTTCGTCTCGGTCCAGGTCTTCTCCTCGTCGCTGATCCTGTTGCGAGCGAGGAACCCCTGCTCTTTCAGTATACGCCACTTCTTCGACAGGACCTTTCCCATTCCTTGCATGTTGAGCAGCATCTTTGGTTCGCCTCTCCGGAAATCGTCTTCGAGGCGCGCAAAATGGGGCGCCCGGATCTTCTAAATCGTTTAGCTGTGCACGATGCACGCGTTGGCAGTCTTGTTCGTGACGGTCGAATCGTTCTCGTCCGTGGCTGCTCGGAAGTCGAACCTGCTCGTCAGGACCGGGACTTCCATGTACTTCATCACGTCATCGAACTGCTCGGCAACGAGATCTTCTCTGATGCCCAAATATCCGATATGGCTCTTGTCGAACACCATCCCGGCATAGGTGCTGGATGAGCTGTAGCCGATCGTCTTGGACGATTCGGCCGCATCCAGCGCGATGCCCGTCTCGTACACCTTCACACCACCGTACATGATCTTCGACAGGGCCTCGGGCGCGTCCTGAGTGGCCTTCGCCTCAGCGATTATGTTGTACGCGGGTATGATATCGCTCAGCAGGGATGACCAGAGTACGGGCCACACGACTGCGGTATCCGCTCTGAATCCTGCCTGGTCGACCTGAGCCTTTGCCGCGACTATCGCGGCTCCGGACTTGATGGTCGTCTGTCCCGTGATGTTCGTGCCGGAGTTGAATTCAAGCAGGCGAGAATAGACTTGCCTGTTGATGGTCAGCTCCATGGTCGCGCCCGCTTCCTTCAGGATCGCGGCGATGATGTCCACCTTAGCGTCCTTGATGAGCTCCTTGCCGATGCTCGCCTTCAGGGTGTATCTCAGTGCCTTCATTGTTGCGTGCCCCACCAATTGCATCAGTTCGTATGCGTCCGAACCGGGTGCCGACGGAGACACATAGCTTCTCGCACTGAAGAACGGGTAGCTCTCGACCTCCGATCCCATGTTGAGTACCGGGACGGTATCCCTTGCACTCACATGCGGCGACGCGCCTTCCATGATCGTGTCCACGACCAGGATCGGAACCAGGCCCTTGCCGGGAACCGTTACGCCTCCCACACCTGAACCAGGTGTGAAGTAGTCCGCGGGGGTCATCTTCACGACCTCGGCCTGTCCCTTCGTGTTCTCGAAGGATAGTGCGGCCATCTTCTCGGGCAATCTCCGAACGGCTTGCGCCTTCGAAATCTTGCCCATCTCAGCCAGCAAGATCGTCTTCAGCTGCTCACTGGGCTTCGTCTGCCTGTATTGGTCGTACACGCCGGCTTCCTCAGCCATGAAGAAGCTCCTCTTCGTTACTATCTCAGACATTCTTTTCAGCCTCCTAGCTGTTCGACAGTTGCAGCAATACTCGTCCGTAGCTGCTCACTGCGATCGAATCGAGCGCAACACCAATTATGGTGTCAGTCGCGGCGTATCCAGTCGCGGCGGCGATTGTAGCTGCGGCGATTGCCCCAGCGAATGTGCCTGCTTTGACCAGAACACCTGCGGCTATCGCCGATGTCGAGGTATCGTTCGCCATGTACACCACGCCCGTGGTGATCACGGTAACCAGTTCTCCCGCTGCAGCGGGGCCCATCGCCACTCCGACCGGCCACTTCTTGTTGAACAGTCCGCTCGCGGGGGCGGGAGATACGGTGTTCGCTGCGTGCAGATCCTGTATCAGGAGCTGCCCCGTCTTCACCGCAACTTCCGCCTTCGCCGTGAACGAGATGTATGTTCCTCCGAAGAGTCCGGAAGGAATGGCTGGGAATGCCGTTATTGCAGTCATTTCTTTACCTCCGTATCTCTAGGTCTTTTCCGTTCCTGCTCCAGTGAGCCGAGACTTCGATTGGGTCTGTTTGCGTCTGGTTCACTGTCGGTGACGCAACAGTTGCCGGTAGGGTTTTCTTCGAGAGCTTGTTCTTCTCCGCCTCGAGCTCCGCGACTTTCTTGACGAGGGCCTCATAGGCCACCTTCGTGGTCTCCTCTTCCTCGTCCTTCGATGGCTCTCCCGTCGGAGGCGGCTCGGCGCTGTGACGCTTGAAGCCTTCCTCGCATACCTTCGCGAGGTTCTTCAGAGCCTCCATCACGCCTTCAAGAGACGCCGTGGTCTTCCCATCCTTCTGCGGAGGACCTGTGACGGCGTCGGCCGCGGGCGGTGTGTCCTTGGTCTCTTCGCCCTCCTCTTCCTCTTCTTCGAGGTTCTTTTTCACTTTCTCCTTTGTTGCCATATCGGTTCCTCCGCTTTGTTCATAGGCGGGCAGCTTGCAAATCTCGCAAGCCCCCGATCGAACCAGGGCGGCTCCTGAGTACACTGCATTTACGACGGTGTATTGCCCGGCCGACTTGTCGTACTCCAGGTCGAGCAGCGTCTCCGCGCTGATGCTCTTGATGCCGCCGCGATCCTCGGGCAGACGCACCAATTCTGCGGCGCTCCTGCTCTCGGCTGTCTTGCAGTGAATGTAAAGGTCCCCCATCTGCGCGGCCTTGCCCTGCGCACCTTTCGCGTCGAACCGGGTGTTGATCACAGCTCCGATCAGGTTGGTGACTTCCCTTGGCTGCCCGCCCGGATGTCTGAGCCAAAGGCCATTATCCTGCCAGTTGCCCGCGCTCTTCTCCAGGCACTCGGCCGTGAACATTGCATCAACACCCTGCATCGAGACCCATCTTCCCTCGGCCATGATCGGGACGTCATGCACGATCGTGGCCCCGTCTTCGGTCTGCTCGATCTTCGAGTCGGGCGCAAGCGGGATATTGAAATAGCATTTGACCTGGTGGGTCGCCTCGAAGGCCTCCTGATCGCTTTCGCCAGAGGCGGGCTCGAACCTGATCGGATGCTTGTCATGATCCTTGAGCCACTTCTTCGCTTCCTTGACAGTGAACTTCTTCGCGTCGAACCGGTAGGCCTGGACCTCGCTCTTCCCGCTCTTGATCCCGTAGATGGCATCTATCCCGGGGGCGATGTTGCCGCGTCTCATCTTGTCGTACTTATCCGGATCCGTCATTCGTGCAGCGTGCTCATTTGGATACGGCATCATCACACCTCGCACCATCTGTACTGGAACGGGATGAAGCAGTCAAAGTCCAACCAATTCAAGACCGCACTATCGAGATTATCAACGCGAATCATTTTCCGCAGGTTTGTGGTTGTTGCAGGCAAATCTGCTGATGCGATTTGCAGTACGAGAGCATCTTGACAGAACACATCCATTCCCGAACTGGTCTGACGCAATTCCCACTTCATCATCATATTTCCCGGGGCAATCACCCCGGTATCCAAGTCCTTGACTACTCCGGCTCTGGCAACTCTCATGATGTAGTTCGGACTCGTTCTAGTGTCGTGGGCGATGAGGATACAGTCTTGGTTGTATGGACCGGGCCCTCCCAGCTCATCTGCAAATCCGACCGCTTCGTAGACACTGACATTGCTGTAATTTCTAAACACCGTATAGAGGCCCAGCCCGCCGTCTCTCAAGAGATAATTGGTGTTCAGACCGTGCATATAGGTGTGATGTCCTATGCCTTCTTCCGTCTGGACGCGCCAGTTTCCAGACGGGTCTCCGATGGTGTTTATTCCGTGATTGAGCCCGGCATTACAAATCCATTTCGCGCCGCAGATTGCGGTCGTTGCCCAATCAACAGAATGCCCATCTGAAGCATCCATTAGGCATACGCCCTTTGAGAACAGATAACCTTGAAGTTCGATATTTCGTATGTCTGGGACCAAGGAGTCGACCTCAGGGACAGCTATGAATATCTCTTCGTGTGCCGTCCCAGCCGCATTGAAGAACATGAGAGTCTTCCCTTCCGCACTGACCAGATGCGGTCTCCAGAACAACTTCACGAATTGTCTCCACGATTCCGAGACCATGATCGGGTTGTCCGTAGACTTCGTCCATGTGATGAGGTCGGTCGAATACCCCATTCCCATACCTTCTGGGGGCGGTTCATTGTTCAAGCTAGGCGGCGCTTGCGACGATGCGCAGTATGCCATGATGTAGTATTTCCCACTTCGAATGACACTCGGGGCTCCGACCCAGCCAGCATCCCATTCGCCCGGCGTGACATCGAGAATCTTCCCCCGCTTTGTCCAAGTGATTCCATCTATGGAAGTTGCATAGTATGCGCGCCACCTGAAATCAGGTGTTCCATTTGGCTGCCCGTCATAGAACATATAGTAGATTCCGTTCTTCTCAAACATTGATGGGGCCAGTATGTTCACGGTGGTCTCTGCGCCCGGTTCTAATCCGGGGGATAGGACCGGGTTGAGAAGACTCTTCGTCCATGTGATCAGATCAGTGGAAGTCGCTACGCCTATTCCTTTCGTGCCGGCGACATTCATCCCTTCATAGTACATATAGTAAGTCGAACCGATTTTCAGGATAGCCGCCTTGCTAGCAAACTTGTCGTCCCACTCGCCGCTTGCACCTTCCTGAAATACCGGGTTAGAGGCATACTTCGTCCAATCGACGAGATTCTGCGATGTTGCGAATCCGACTCTTGCATGAGTCCCATCATATCCTCCGAAGAACAAGTAGTAGGTATCTCCCTTGCGAATCAGCCACGGGTCGTTTATCGTGAGTGAGTCCCACGCGCCTGTGACACCTACCTTGAGTATCTGCTCCTTCCGGATGTGGTAGGGTCCGATGGGTAGGTCGTTGTACCAACGCTCATTGTCCACGACTTCGGTCGAGATGACCCCGCCGATGCTCGCTTCTCCGGTGACTTGCAGATTGCCCGTGACGAGATTAGGGTTGTTGAGGGCCATGCTGCTTGCGAGCTTGATGCGCCCATAACCATTCGCTGGGATCCCATCTCCGAGAACGATACCCACGACCGTATCCCCGCTCGTGGCGAGTGCTACGGCTCCGGGATATGCTCCGATCTTGACCGAGGCGCCTCGCGCGATCGCTGCTGAATCGTCGGAATTCCCGACATACGCTATCCCGCTCGTGATGATTGTGAAGTCCTCAGGTGCGACGCAATCGGATGCCGAGACACCTGCAGGCGTCAACCCTCCGAAGGCTCCGTTCGCGGGCGCGGGCTTGTAGTAGCCGGCGCTCGAAGGATCAGAGATGACGATCTGACCCACTTTGATCGTCGTCGATGCCTTCCCTGTGAAGGAGATATAGCTTCCAAATATCGCGCTCGGGATCGTCGGAAATGTGCTTATCGTGGTCATAGTGGCAGCTCCTTGTAGATGATGCTGGTGTAGATGTGTTCGCCCGCGCCGACTGCGTACCAATCAAAATAGAGGTCATTGCCCGCTATCATCTCGAAGGGCGTGAAAGGTTTTCGGTTTTTGTAATTGACGTTGTACCCTCCTATCACGCCACGCGTGCAATTCATTACTCCAGAGGCACCTTCAGTATTGAAATAGGCCAAATTCACCGTTGTGCCGACATCCGTGCAGGGCACAATTCCGACCTTCGTCCCTACTGAAGATATCGCGCTGAAACCGCATATCAACCATCGCTTTCTAGCTGGAATGATGTAGTCCGTACCTGTTAAAACGCCAGCGATGCTCATAGTATCGCGAACATCAGTGATGGTCGGAATTACCGCGTCCCAGATACTCATGAGTTCAAGTCACGCTCCTTGTAGACGACTTGCGTCTTCATGGTCTGATCCGCGCCGTTCGACGCATAGTTGAAAGCGATCGTAGTTCCAGGCGCAAGGTCCTCATCGAACCAGCCATCATAGGCTGCGGCATTCAGACCTCTGGACGAATATGGAGTATATGCACTTGAGACATAGAGCCACTCCTCAATCAGATTGGTCTTCGCAGCTTCCTTGTATAATCGAATAGTGAGCAGTTTCGATGCGGTGCTGGGCCATACACGCCATGAACACAATCGCCAAATCTTGTCACTCGGTACGGTGTAGAGCTTCTCGACCGCTCCACCGGCACTCGTCTGTGTATCTTCGGGAGACTCGGTGGGTCTCACCTTTGCCCAACTGAAACTGCGTATCATTTCGTCCTCACTCAACAGACTCGGTCCTTGTAAGTCAGCAATGACTTCATCGTCTCGCCGGTCACGGTCGAGGCATAGTTGAAAGCGATAGTCGCTCCAGGAGGAAGGTCTATTTCCGTCCAGCCATAGTTGTTTGCGACATTCAGACCTCGCGAAGAATAGTTCCAAGCCGCCACATTTGCGATCGTGAGCCACTCCTCTATCAGATTCGTCTTCGCAGCTTCTTTATAGAGTCGAACCGTTACGACTTTTGTGACCACGCTGCAAGTGACTCTCCAAGTCGTTATCCTCCAAACATGATGGTCTGGAACGGTGTAGAGCTTCTCGACCGCTCCATTGGACACACTTGTTTGAACATCCTCATCCGGAACGGTGGGTTTCACCGAATCCCAATTGAAGTCCGGGTACTCACTCAAACCTGTTATTGTATCTGTCACTGTTCCTCCTCCTGCGGGGTCATCCTCGACCACACCGTAGTCAAGTATTCCCTCAGCACTGTAGATTTCACACGGATTTGTCCCAACCAGATTGTAATCGATGATTGCTTCTGCCGCGTAGACTTCTCCGGGGGAAATGTAATCGAGTATGGTTTCGACTGCATACAGTTCGGTCGGGTTGATTTCATAGTCGAGGATGCCTTCTGTTGCGTAGACCTCGGCCGGAATGATGTAATCGAGAAGTGCCTCGGCCGCATAGACTTCACAAGGCGGAATTGCATAGTCGAGTATGCTTTCTGCAGCATAGATTTCGCCGGGTGCAATATAATCGAGAACGACTTCGGTTGCATAGACTTCGCAAGGATTGACCTCATAGTCGAGGACCACCTCCGCTGCGTATGTCTCCGTCGGAGCAATGTAGTCGAGGATTGATTCTGCCGCATAGACCTCGGCGAGTCCGATGTAATCGAGGATGGTTTCCGCTGCGTAGACTTCTGTCGGTGGGACATAATCGAGAATTGATTCGGCTGCGTAAGCTTCAGTGGGAGCGACATAGTCAAGTATCGCCTCCGCCGCATACGCTTCGCAAGCAGCATAGTTCCACGCTAGGTCCATCGAGAATTCTATATAACTCTCGTATCCGCTCGCGACCGCCCCGTTCAATCCGATGATATGGTTGTAGGCGACGGTCTTCGTGTTGTTGTCGTAGGCCATCAGCTCGACGACTATCCGATCGCCCGCTGAGATGGCGAGACTTGAGAGCGTGTAAGATGCGAATGTGAATGTTTGAAGCGAGCCGTTGGTCGTATTCGCTTCGAGCGTCGATGTTGCCACCGCGTACAGTGTGCCCCTCAAGCCCGAATCGTCTGCCTTCCAGACATAAATGAAGATGTGCGGGTTCATGTTGTGATTGGTATTGCCTTCGTTGTAATCGCATACCAGTGAAAATGTCCCGCTTATC